TCTGATCTGGGCCGGCGTCGTTCCCCATATTCTTCAGGATGCCGTTGATCTCGCCCTCCGCTGGAACGCCACCAGTCGCAACTTTCCCGGTTTCGCCAGCGAGGAATCGCGCTACGAGATTGGCCTGCGTCGGCGGAGCTGAACCGAAAGCGTTCGCAACGGCGTTGTAAACCGCATTGCCAGGTCGAAATTGACCATTCTTTAGGGCATCGGCGGTTGCCAGATAGAGGTCGGCATGATGAATGAGCGTGTTGAGTGCTAGGACTTGGCCGCCAGCCTTTGTGTTGGATGAACTGGTAAACTCCTTGAGGGTGTCGTACCGCTCCTGTATTTTGTCTTCACTGAAGTTCGGATCAGCCTGAACCACTTGGTTCATGAAGTTCGGATCGCGCCGAAGCATCGCGCGGAGGGTGCCGGGAGCCATTTTTCCATCTGCGGCCATCTGCGCAGCGGCAGATGGAGCACCGCCAGGGCCGGGAGCAACCGCATTCGTGATGTTGATCGGCCTCTGCTGCGCCTCGTGGACCTGGATCAGCTTATCTAGGTTAGCCTGCGCTGCTGCTTTTTCCGCCGGAGCCGCGTTCGGATCGTTTACTGTGGCGATCCACTCGTTTTCGCCGGGCTTTGGGGCCTTTTCACTCGCGGCGATTTCGGCCGGCTTCATGCCTACCTTCAAAACCGCATCTTTGTCAAACTTATCCGGGAAGAACTTGGCGATCTTGGCCTGAAGTTCGCCGCGCAATGAGTCATAGGTTGCTTGATCGGGCGACTGAGAGAGCTGAACAGCCGCATCCGCCCTCTGCTTGTCGAGCGCCGTGGCTTCGGCCTGTGTTTGCGCCGCCTGCCCGCGCAATAGACTACCCTGCGCCGATATGCCTTGATTCTTGACGGTAGACGCTTCTTTGCTTCCGCCGACCCACTGATCTGCGATGGGCTTGATTAGCGCAATTGCGGACGCGCCGGACGGGTCTTGCAATAGCGCGGCGTGGATCTGCTGGATTATGGGTGTGGCGACTTGCGGATCGAGCGTGCCGGATCGCACGGCTTGCGTGATGAGGGCGACTGTATGGTTGGGATCGTAACTAGCGGCTTGAACCGCCGCGCCCGTCATGCCCTGGAAGTTTTCGGCTTGCTCGCGCAACTTGTCTTTGGTTTCCGCAAGGTTGGCCGCCGCCTGTTGCCACTTCGTTTGTGCTTCCAAGATTCCGGGGATGGCCGCGCCGTGGCCGGAAAGCGCCAGTGCTTTCGTCATGCCGTCTTGATCGAACGCGGCTCTCCCGGTCTCCGGGTCAACGGCGTAAGCTTGCTGGTAGGCGTCGTTTATCGCCTTCTGCTGCCCAAGTTGAATCTGCTTCTGCTGAATGTCCAGTGCGCCGCCTTGCAATCCCTGTTGCGCCCCTGCGACTTGCAATGGAGCCATCTGCGCCGCGAGCCGGTTCTGCTGCTGCGAACTGGCGATGCTCTGCGCCGTGGAGGACGCATTGAGCGCGTTCTGAGGGATCTGGCCCGCTTCGAGCGGGATGTTGTACGCTACGGTTCCCATTAGGTGAGACCTCCATACTGCTGGTTGGCGCTACCGTAACCATTCAGCACGGTGTTGTCTAATCCGGGGACGTTTGTATTCACCGAGCTTCCGTACTGGCTTGCCCCGAGGATGTTCTGCATCGCCTGATTGTTCTGATAGTTGTTGTAGGCGTTCGACGCCCCGGTGACCGTACCCGAGAGCGACGTTCCCAAGGCGTTCGCGCTGCCCACCTGACCCGCCGCTAGGGCGTTGGCTCCCTGGATGGTGTAATTGCCGGCCTGGTTGGCGTAGTTCTGGCTGGCCTGGTTCGCCATTCCCGTGGCCGAAAGACCCTGCCCGGCCTGCGCTGCCAGCCGATTGTAAGTGTTGGACTGATTCGAGTTGTAAGTGTTGAACGCATTCGAGTAGTTCTGCTGGTAGGCGCCTAATGCGTTGCCATAGTTCTGCTGGTACGTCCCCTGCGCCCGTTGATAGGCCGCGCCGTACTGCTGTGCCGCCTGCCCGGTGGTGTAGGCCGTGAGGTCTTTGAGCGTCCCGCCCGACAAGCCGCTACCGGCAAGTGCGCTGCGCTGAATGGCCTGCTGGCCCTGCTGCAAGGCGAACTGATAGCCCGGGTCTACCTGGAAGTTTGTCGCGTTGTAATTGAACTGCGACGGGAGCCCGTAATTGGTCGGATTGAACTGGGATTGCAGCCCGTCGCTCTGCGGATTGAATCCGGCAGTCAGCGCGGGCATGTCCGCGTTCAGCGTGTTGAGGTTCGATTGGCCCGAGGCAAGATACGGCGCCATCTGGGCCTGCTGCGTGGCGTACTGCTGCTTCTGGAAGTTGAGCGCGTCTTGCGTGGACTGGTACTGCAACTGGGCCGCGCTATTGGCCGCATTCGAGCCCATGACGCCAGAGGCAATCGTGCCGCCGGCTGCGGCGACCCCGCCGATCAATGCGCCTACGCCTGCTGTGATGCCCATGGTTTTAATTCCTCATACCGCCATACAATCGAATACTTTCCTACGGCTTCCGCCATCTTCACGGTGGCTGTCTGCGTGGTGAAATCCTCTCCCGGCGTCCCGATCATGAAGAAGGGCACGTACCAAAGCCCACGGCGCTTCAGTGTTTCGACGGTGCGCCAGAGCTGCGCATCCGTTAGGCCTTTAGCAAGCACCTCGTTGCGGTAACGCTCATCGCCCGACTCGACTCCGAAGGAACAGCCGATCATGCCCCGGTCAATCAGCCAATCGAGCAATTCCGACCTGATGTCGGCGCGGATATAGCCCGCAAATGGGAAACGAAACTCGCCCCAGGAGTCGCGCCACTTCGGGGAGTCGTAGGGCATCTGCGCATCGCCGATAAAGAACCAGTCGGGCCGGTAGAGTTCCGACAATAGCCGAAGGTCTTCTTCAACCCTGGTCCGGATGCGGTAACCCTGTGGCTGCTGCCTGATCTGGCAAAACGTGCAGCGGTGCGGACATCCCCGGCTGCTGAAGTAAGGCAGGCACCGCTTGCCACTCGTCTCGGGCAATCCACGGTCAAATGGAATATCCTTGAACATCTCATAGTCAGGTAATGGCAGGCTGTTCAGGTCGCCGGTAAAGACGAGCTTTTCGCGGAACAGCGTATCGTCTCCGCGAAGCAGAAAGTCTAGTAGTGTTTCGCCTTCACCACGGCACACTGCGTAAACGTAATCAGGAACCGGCCTATCGAGGGACGCCCACGTTCCACCGAGAATGACAACCTTCCCGGCATCATGCGCGGCCTTCATGTAGGGCAGACTCGCCGAATAGTCGGCGCTGGTTACCGCAGAAAAGCAAACCACGGGAGCGGTCCATGAGGAAAGCCGTGATGCAAACTCCGATTCGTCGCCCAGTAGGCAAAGCTCAACGGCTATTCCGCGCTGCTTGCAAAGGGCCGACAGCAGGGCAATGCCGTGGTTATATGCCACGTTGAGCGGGTAGAAGCAGAACGGCAGGCTTAGATCCAACGGCATTCCTCCCGCAACATCCCGAAAATCAAAAGGTCATGGTATCCGTCCGGGAACCGGGCCGCCCGCCGCTTCACGCCCTCAATCTTGAAGCCACCCTTACATAGCGCGTTGGCCGCCTCGGGCGTCAACTCCTGGACCGCGTAAGACGACATGCGCGGAAGGTCAAGATCCACAAATACGTATTTGCAGAACCCACCGAGGACACTCCGCGTAGCCCAGCGGCTGCGGAATCGCGCGTCTACGACGACGTTAAGGCAGATGTCTACGAGCGGGACGAAATTCGAGAACGTGATAGCCCCGGCGAGCGTCTCGCCATCGAACATCGCAAAACCCTCGTAGCCCGCCAATGCCGCCTTAAAGTGTGAGAACGTGGGGACCAGATCCCCGGCAAATGGCTCATTGCGCAGTACGATTTCGTACAACTCGGGCCAGTGTTCGCGCTGCAGCTTTTCGAGCCGAATCATCACGTTCCTTCAAATCTGGTAATACGCCACGTGCCAGTCCGCTTGTGCCGGCGCCGTAGCATAGGTGATAACATTCTTTGCGACCGTGTAGGCCGCCGGATTCTCGATCATCCCGTTGCGGACCAGGATCAAGGAGCCGTCGATAGGGACGCCCTGGAGCGTGAACGCCGCGTTAGCGCCGTCAACGACTCCCTTGGGCGTCTCATTGGTCACATGTGAGCCGCCAGAGGCCACCTGAGCGCACCAGCGGGTAAACTCGCGCGACGGCAGCGCGGATTCGTCCGTGACTTGGTTGCGGGCGTAGAACGGATCGATGCGTTGCGGGAGTGCCATCAGCTCAAGCCCTCTTCGATCTCCACGTAGGCGTCTACCAGCGCGATGTCGCTGCGCGTCGTGGTGACCACCTTGTAGGCCATGCGGCGGGCGCAGCCGTTGCCGTCCCAGAACACCATCTGCTTGTAATTGCCCTGCTTGCCGAGCGACTTGCCGCGCGGAGAGCCGTAGGTCTTGCCTCCGTCGCGGCTCAAGCTCAACTCAATGCGCGGGTCCGGGTCTAAGACATTCCCCGCGCCCACCGTCATGTTCAGCTTGAAGCGGTTGTGCGAGATCATCTTCATCTCGTCGTTGACGTGCGGGGCCACGCGAACGCGCTCGATCACGTCCCCGGCGTCGTCGTACAGGTCGTCCGACAACTCGAAGATCGTATTGCTTTTCCAGTCACCAACGAGATGCTTGCCGTAAGCGTAGGCGTGACAGTTGGGACGCCACCGCTCGCGCATCCCGGTTGTCGGATTCAGGTAGGACCGCTCGTGCCACAATCCCGTGGTAACGTCGTACACCCAGGTTGCTCCGAGATAGAAGGTCTGGGGCTTGTTCTGGTAAACGATATTGACCGGATTGGCGCTCGGGAACGTCAGAACGTACTCAAGATGTCCTCCACGCTCGATGCTGAAGGCGATGGCGTCATAGTTCGGCGGAAAGCCTTTGCGTGGCGTGGATTTTCCGTACTGGTCGATGAAATACTCGACACTGTGGGTGCTGATGCGCTGCGCGTTGTAGCCCGCCGCCCGGTAGACCGTCCCACTGCCGCGCTCGTTGCGCCCTAGCCAGAACCAGGTGTTGTCCATCTTCACTAGCGTTTCCGGGCTTGCGATGCCCTGCTCGACGTAGACGCCCTGAATGGCCGAGAACGGGAAGCTGGCCGAACCGGCGTCGTAGAATACCTGGATGCGCTGCGAGCCGAACAGCCACAATTCGCGGTGGATCACGCCGAGGGCATAGACGAAATCGGACGAACCGATGGCCATGCCGAAATCCAGCCCGTTCCAGGTCGTGCCGTCTAGCGGCGAGCTGATCTGGAACTTCACCGAGGACGGGAGCAGCGTCACGAAATAGCCGTCGTCGTAATCGACCTTGATGGCTCCCAGGAAGCTATCTGTCGGGATGTTGGTGAGCGTGTTGGCGTTCAGGTCGAAAATATAGAGCTTGGCTTCGTCCGCCGCGCAGACCGCCATCTGATGCACGGTGTTGGCGGTAAACGAGTACGGACCCTTCGCCACGGCGCCGCGTGAGACGTAGCTTCCGTCGGGCATGACTTCCACCAGATTGCGAGCCAGCGCCCCGGAGTCCGTGATGGCAAACAGACGCCCCGTGTTCGACTCGGTGTACATGGCGTCGATCATGATGCGGGAGCCTCTGGCGTGCCTTCCAGGCTGCCCGTCGCGGGGTCCATGCGGATACCCGGCGGCAGGCTGCCCCGAATCACCTGAAACGTCAGCGGTGGCGTGCCATTCGTGGCGGCGTATTCGTACTTGTAGGGGGTCGCCACGATAGCCAGCTCGGGCACATAGGGGGTGACGACTTGCGCTCCCTGCTTGAAAACGGCGCTCACGCTCTGATCGCTGCTCATGAACACCGTCAGCGGGTTGTCGGTGCTTCCGCCTGCCCAGTGGTCGAACTCAAAGCCGGGATCGGCCACCGCGCCCACCTGAACATCCGTATCCATGGGGAACGATCCGCCATTGGGGGCGACCGTCCCGCCCGGGCCCGCTACGGCCGTCAGGTTGAAATAGCCGGGAACCGCCGGGCCTGAACCGAAGTTGGCCCAGAAACTCAGATTCTCCGTGATCGTGTAATAGCGCGGGTTGTCGGTGTTGCCATCCCACCAGGAAGAGAAGGCGTACCCACCCAGCGGCGTAGCCGTGAACCGGATCGTCATGCCGATGGGCACGAGAATAGCCGTGTCGCCCGGATAGCCGTGGTTGCCGTAAGGATTGACAAGCCCCTCGAAGTGGCTTGTCCAATCGCGAACCGTTACCATTTCTGCCATGCTACGCCACCGTCCCTGAGATAATCCCCGTCGCTGGGTCAAGCGTGAGTCCGGGCGGCAACGCGCCGGCGGAAATGGAGAAAACGTAGGGCGGCGTTCCGCCGGCAACCGAGACTGTGAAGGTGAAAACGGTGTTGACCGTTGCCGACACGGCAAAGGGGGACACCGTCAACCCGGCAGAGGCAGTGAAAAGCAGGTAAATCCCGACTTTGTTCCCTACGGACACACTGCAACCCAGAACCGGGTAGGAACCTCCGGTCGTGCTCGGCGCGAAGTAGAAAGCTCCAATCGCTCCTCCGCCGTTCAATTGGCCGATAAGGGTTCCACCTGTAACCGTAAATACGCAGGCATCGTTAACCCCCACCATCCCGACGAATTGCAGATCCCCGATGTTCTGCGTGTTCCCGGTATTGGCTGTCTCATCGACGGAAGGGAACGCCCAGGTTGTCGAGGCTATCTGCTCAGTTCCCACGACACCCGAGAACTCGCTCACGCTGATGGACGGGTTTGTGGCACCCGCTGGCATCGTGGCCGTAATGGTGGCGATTCCAGGAGTAGAAACAACTCCATAGAAGATTGCCATTGATGGCGCAGTCGGGCCGAGGCTGCTTACGCCGCTAAGCGCACATTCGGTATACGGCGTTGCGAGGTTATCCGCCACGCCAGAAACGTCCAGATAGTAGAACGTGCTTTTCCATCCAACTACGATAACCAGCAGGTTCCCGACGCTCGATGACGAGTCCAGCGTGATCGTGTTGGACAGCGCGGCTTTGGATTGAACCAGCGCGGCGGCACTCATGATTTCGGCACCAGGGTTAGCTTGGCGTTGAGGGTAGCGGCCCGCTGATCGCACCCGCCGCAAGGCTTGATTCCGATAGCGGCGGTAGCGTGCTTCACGGCATCGCCCAGCCCGATAGGGTGTTCCAGGAATGGTACATGGATCACACGCGGCGGCCAGATGCGCGACCGGGCGCGAAGTCCGGCGGCGTCCACCGGCTTACCCGCGCTCATGAGCGGGCTTGCCAAAGTCCCCGCGTTGAAGGTGTAAAGCGTGGGCGCGTCCAGCACCTCGGTAATGGCCGAGTGCGTGGCTTTGGCATCGGACAGCATCGACCGTTCCAGATCGTTGCGCGAGGCGCGAAACGGCGTCGTCTTCCAGACGGCCTTGGTGAGCACGAAGGAACCAAGCACGGAGAGCCCCTGGATGCGCCGTACTTCGTCGCCGAACTGGATCAGGTGGTTCGTCCAGCGGGCCACTGCCGCGCCGTGGAGGGCCAGTACAGCGCGCGCCAGGTAGCCGGGGGCATAGGTGTCTCCCTCACGCCAGATGCTCAACAGGTCGCCGCGGGAGTACGCCAGCGACTTGTTCAGCGCGACACCCAGCAACTCATCGGCGGCACAGGCGACGGTCGCGTACTTCGCGGGCACGGTTACGGGCTTGTCGGCGTACACGGCCACGATCAATTCCTTCGCCGGATAGGTCTGCGCCTCGAACATGGCGATAGCCTTGGCGAGCAGCGCCGGGTCGCGGGTTAGGAGGATGCAGGAAATCATGGATCTAAGAGGGGATCGGCGGGACGCAGGCGGTCTGAATCGAGCAATCGGCGCTTCCGGTTGCGGACACTGAATCGACAACGTGTACGGTGAAGTCATACAGCGTCGGCGTGCAAGGGTCGCAGATGACCGCGATGGCGGCGGGGAAATCGGTGATGATGCCGCTGGCGTCGGTCATGCGCACGGTGAAGGGATAACCGGCGTCCAGGCACTCTGTCGGTCCCGGCCCGGTCCCACTCGTGGCCGCGTTGCTGATGTCGGTGAACTCGGCCAGCCCGGGCGTGCGGACGTAGATGATCTCGGCTTCCGGCGCACCCGCGCCGATGATGCGCTCGGGAAGCCAGTTGATGCAGCGATCGGTCGCCACCGTGGGAGCTTGTCCGGTATAAGTGCCGCCAATGAAGCCGGGCAGACGCATGGGGGTTAGTCAACGATCCAGGAGTAGGTCGTGCCGGAACTGTTGTAAATGCACTGCGCGGCAATCGTGTAAGTGCTGCTGCCCGTGGCCGTCGCGCCCGGCGTCTTGGAAGTGATTAGTTTCATGGAGTTACAGGTTCCTTGTCATCCAATTAAACAGACCGCGCCCGCTGCTCGCGTTTCCGTTTCCGCCGGTCAGCCCGATGGACGGGTCGCAATGCGCCTGAATCTGGGCCACGTTCATGCTCTGCATCTGATCGACATAAATCTTCGCCATCTGGACAATCAGGGCGCTCGGTTGCCGCTGCACGATGGGGCAGAAGTTGAGCGCCATCTGGTAGATCCAATAATTCTCGTAGCCCGGCGGAAAGATGACCGGCGCGAACAGATCGGCAAGTTGGGCGTTGGCCTGCCAGGTGTAAAGCTCGAAGCCGTAAGCGCCCGCCGGAATGGGATAGAAGTAGAGCGTCGATAGCGGGTTTCCGCCGTCGTTGTAAAGCGCCTCGGGGTACGCCGCTACGTCCTGATAGACAATCCCGGCCCAATCCGAATCCGTGAGAATCCGCATGGGGCGGCGGACGATGGGGTTCTGGCTGAGAAAGACGTTGGCGCTCTCGATGCGTTGTGGACGCGGCCCGGAGAGATCGGCGGTCACCAGCCCCATCGGATCGACGCCGATGGTGTAGGTCTTCTTATTGGCGACGAAATCGTACGGATCCAAGCGAATTGTAAAGATGCTGTCGCGGTTGGTATTCGACGCCGAAATCATCCGGTTCCACTCGCGCAGACAGGCGGCATAGAGCGCCGGGTCTGCGTCGTCGGAATCGTCGTTGAGTGTGACGGCGTTGATCTTCAGCAGGGCGTCGGTGATGTACTCCCGCGCGGTATCTGGCATAGTTTATTCCAGTGGCTTCAATTCACACGGTGGCGAGCAGGAAGATGGCGAGAATTCGCATGGTTACGCTCTTCCCAACGTCAGGACTCCAGACTCTTCGAGACCGATGGCTCCAATTTCCTTGAGGGCGTCGATGATGATGTCGCGGGCGGTGTCAACGCTCATTTGATAATTCCTGCTTTTTCGAGACCGACGTAGACCTGCCGCGTCATTTCACCAACGGCGTAAGCGAGGAGTTCTTCGCCACGCTTGTTGCATTGAACGCGGACGTAATCGGGCTCGGGCTGCTGCGTTATCTCTCCTAGCCAATACACCGCAGCGTGTGTGCATTCGTGGCTGACTGTTGACGCTCCAAGGCGCTTACGACAAAGAAGAATCTGCCCGCATTCCTTTTGCCTCCACCGCGTCCGCATCTTGACGTCTGGGATGCGATGCCAGCGCCATTTCTGGCACACGCCCTGCCCTCGCCTAAAGAAACTTGCGGGCGAAACGCCATCCTCTGCCGCAACTTCTCGCATTTCCTTGAAGGTTGCGTAACACCGCACAATAAAGTACAGACCGCGCCGTCCGGTGCTGTGCTCGAAGTTCCCGAGCCCCGGGTACACGCGGAATGTGGCGATCTCGGCCATCAGTTCATTGCTCCCGTTGTCTCAAGCGCGGCTTCTGCTCGTTCTTGAATCTCGCGGCCATCCCATGAGCGATGGATAACGGTATTCCCGTCAATGTCTGGGTG